AGTGCTAGTAATTTTTATTTCGCACTGAGGAAGCTAGTTAAGAAGGACAAGTTATTAACTCAGCGTGTGTGTGATTTTATCATACAGCGTATGGATAATAAGATGGAAGTTGTTAGTAAGAGAGATCAAAATGGTTATTTTCAGTTAATGAAAGGAGATCTCCTATTCGATATACCTGTCACTGATGACCCGAGATGTGACTGGTTTATGACAATGAATAAGCTGATCAATAAGATTAAACATGTGGAATTTGACGATGATGATGATAAGAATAAAATAATTAGGTGTTTAGACATAAATAATGCCCTGCCAGTCGGGGTGCTTACATCATACAAAAGGAAACCCAGAACCATAGAGAGCATGATGCCAATAGTTATTCAGCCAGAAGACATACGTACCTTCTGTGCAGTTTCCATACACAAGGTAGATCCTATGTTTGTACGTCCTATGCTAAAGGCTTTCGTTAGTACTAGCATGACAACCACCGGGTTGTTAGCATTACGTGAGAAGCTGTGTGTCGGTTCTCCTGTTTTTGCAGGGGACCTTCGCTTGCTTATTGCGTCTGCTGGTATTATGACTAAGGTGTTAGACATACCAAATTGCAAGATGAGACCTACCTTTACTAAAGATACAATAGCCCACATGACCTATAACGCCAATGCTGGAGTTGGGTATAATCACCATAATACTCCTGGCGTTAAAACTAAGCGTGAGGATGCAGCATTTGCATACGCTAGGATGATTACTATGTTAGAGAAATTATATAATAATGACCCATCCTTTCGACATGATATTAAACCATTTGTATGCACTTACAACGCCAAGGCTGAAGTGCGTGCGGAGGGTGATTCACCAGACAAGATACGATTAGTCACTATGATAGATATGTTTGCAGATAATTTAATGCGACTGATCGGTATACCTTTTAATAAAGGTATGGAGCAGGCCACCCCTGTTCTTATTGGTGTTAGTGTGTATCAAGATTTATATTATTATGTGGCTTATGGCCTTAATCACCCTGATTTTTCTAAGATGAACAAGAATCCCTCAGTCCCGTATAAGGAACGAGATACCGATGAGTATTGTTTGCTCACAACTGATGAAAGTAGTCAAGACATGACCTGGGCTACTTTGTTACTTGTTATGTTTGCATTGTATCGTATTTTTTACGCAGACATATCAGATTCATTTACCAAGCTATTATACCGCCAGTTAACCGTCGAAGAGATGATTAACTTATTGTTAAGGCTAGTTAAATGGTTAGGGAATGATTTCTACATTTGGTTGTGTATTATGCTCAGCGGCATATATCCAACTAGTACTTTTAATACTCTTAAGAGTTTAATAATGCTTTTATACCATATAATTAAAATGGCATGACAATACGGAGAGTCAATACAAG